CAGGGGTAGTTGGAGTTTCACCATTCCAATTATCCTTGGGACCAAGTCGTTCTTGACCCATCCGATCCAGTCTAACCTTCGCACCATCTCTGCACGCTGCGGGGAGGTTATAATCGATCTCTCTTCCCGCAGAGAGATCGGGGATAAATTGGTAACGGTCGGTTGATCACTATCACTCTTGAATGTTTTGGAGGCAAAGTTGAAAAACCCCTCGTTTGAAATAAATGACTTGGGAAGACCAACCTTAACCCCAAGTTCATTACAAACATCTAGATACGACTGCGCCACCTTCTCCGTAGCAATAACAATATCGTCTCCTAGGACCAGATATAATGGGAAGAAACCTTTAGTACCAACACGCCAAGCTGCGTATTGAACTAACATGTGATGGAGTAACGCCATCGCACCCCAAGAAGATCTGGCTCCCATAGGTTGACCACGGGTATAAGTAATTGAAACTTTCCCTGGAATCCGATATGCTTTATTAGTTGGAAGGTAAAACGCTCGATCTGTTAAAAGGCCTAACCACAGGGAAGTGGTTTTGGCCCCAAACAGTGTATTAAATAAAACCCTGTAAAGCAACAAAGGTATCGTATCCGTTGCGGCTTTTAAGTCGTACGAATACACGTCTTTTATTCCCATAGAATGCAACCGTTGGGCAAACATTTCCGTTTTCCCAGCTTGGTCAAAAGTTGCATCCGATGGTATAAGTTTTAGCATATTGAAGATAGTTTGGTGCAGGGGGGTCAACGCCCATTGCGACCAAAAATCAACGATAGCGAAAGGACGAAGTTTACCCGCGGGCTCGAATTTTAAAGCTATCTTCCCCAATTTAAGGGGTTGAACAGCACGTTTACCTTTGACGGGAAGAGGCAAACTCTTTTTCCCGACAAGGCCAACGTAAGAATAGAGATCGAGGATAGACTTATACCCCATATGCTTACAGAACTCTAATAACCAAGGGAATGGTCGAGATTCCCAAGCCTCACGATCATGATGGGCTCCGAGTACCGCGGTAGCATCATTAGGACCAGAGGTTGTTAATAGAGGAGGTTTACTTGATACTTTTTCAAGCGGAACACTTAATAACCCAGGGAAAATAGTTTGGAAGAGAACCGTACGAACGAATTGTGAGAAACGATCTACTTGTTTTCCCCAAGGAAATCGGAGACTTTCTATCGGAGCAAGATACTCCGAAAGGGGTAGATAGCTAGCATCTATCCCTTTGTAAATGTTTAGAAAGGCGATCACTACTCGAATGGTACGAGCCTCTCGATCTCTGATGGCACATCGAAATCGTAGAGGGATGAAACTTGGTAACCCATTTACCAGTTTCATTCGATATCCCAAGCTTTCTGTGTTAGTTCGTTTACACCCAGCCAAGTAGTTATTTATGACAAACACTGCTACCTTGAGGGCGAGACACATAGTGTTGACCCCTTGAGTTTTGTAGATTTTGTAAAAATACGAAGAAACACTACGAAAAGCATGAACCGTAACAAAGGTTCGCGGAATTCCACCCCAGTGTCGGAGGGTTGCTCCCCAACCATGGAATAGCTTAGAGAAGTTTCCCTCTCCAAGTAAGATCCCGGCCCGGCCCCGCGGGAAACTAGTTTTCGAGCCAAACGGGGATTCAGCCGAAGAAAAACGCGTTGATCCTCCGAAGTGAGTCATGGAGTGATGCTCACGACGAAGCATTCGACACAGTCTCGAGTATCTGCTCTCCTTGAGTGGGGAGTTTTTATTTTCGGGATCGGTGGACAATGTATTCGTTTTGGTTTCGATCTTTAGTGTTTCATCCTCTTTTCCACCAAGAGACTTATTAGCCGTAAGCTTTGCTAACTCGGACCGAATTACGTTTTCAATAGCTCTCTGTGATTCTTCGGGGAGTGTTCGAATTAAATCAGGCGAGAGGGTTTTTGGGGGGTCATCCCCAACATCCTTAGCGCTTACCATCGACACTTTACCAGGACGTTGAAGAACTATCAAATTACGATCGTTCGATACGGACACCTTGAGCAGCTCAAAGTATTCTCTCTCGGACA